CAGTATTACTGAGGCCAATACCAGCCGTACCGCCAACTGTACCAGGAGTAAGAGAGGCAACGTAATTACCTGTAGTTTTAGTACCCAGCGCTATAGTGTTATTGCCGAAGTTTCCAGCAGCAAGTTCACCGTCCACAGCACTGGCATTAACTGAACTGATCTTGTCCTTAGTAATGCTACCATCCAACTGAGCGTTTGTAATCTTACCAAAAGCAAGATTATTGCCACTAAGTTTACCAAGAACAGTATCATCAGTGGCCGCTAACTCAGACAAGTCACCGCCCGTACCAGCGACACGAGCCAAAATACCATGTGCTGCAACTTCCTCCATCTTAGCAACAGTGACAGCATTCGCAGTAATATTATCTGTACCGATTGTAGCAAATTCAAGAGAAGTGCCGTTTCTAAGAAGCACCTGATTATCACTACCAGCAGTAATGTCTGCTACAACACCGCCAGAGTTTGCAGAACGACCAATCACAGACAAGCCAGTAGAATTCGCTATCTTATCAAGAGATACTGTACCAGCACCAATCCTAGCGATAGGCAAAGTACCATCTGTAATCTTGCTCGCATCAATATCTGAGCCAAGTTTAGCGTTTAAAATAGTACCAGCACCAATCCTACCCACGTCAAGAGTACCAGTTGTCATCTTTGAAATATCAAGACCAGAGGCGGCAAGTTTATCATTTGTCACATGAGCGTTAGTTATCTTTACCGTAGTTACAGCATTATCAGCCAACTCATCAGTATCGATAGCATTATCAGCCATCATTGCGTTCGTAATAGTGTTATTTGAAATACTATGCTTATGATCTGCACGTGCAACGAGCGTGGAAGAGCCATCTGCTAAAGTTCCATCAATCGCTACAGCAGAACCAAGTTTTCCTATCTCGAACCAAGCCGCCCCATTGCAATAAGACAGCGTTCCAGCATCAGTATTTGAAGTGGAATAGTGAAAAAATCCTTTATACTTAGCAATGGCTTTAGCCGTTGGAACCGTTGATCCGGTTTGATCAAATCCAGCGCCCAACGCCTCTAACTTGTCGTGAGACGTGTTCATTTGAGTACGGGTAAACGTATCAGCACCCGAACTCCAAGTGAAAATTTCTAAACGATCTGTTTGTGAAGCAGCCATGATAATCCTTTCCTATGGCTTATTGTACTAGGTTATTTGTGAATTCATTAGTGTAATTTCTGCATCAGACAGCCTTCTATTGAAGTAAGCAAACTGTGCTAAACCAAACCGTGCATTCCACGCTCCCGCTGCACCTTCCCCAAAAGAAGCCGAAGACGTAGCAGAAGAAAAAGTTGTTCCCACAGCAGATGACGCAGTAGACTGCTCAGTTCCGTTAATAACCAAACTAAAACCAATATCAGCATCTCTTCGAACGACAACCTCATGCCATGATCCGTATGTTGGAGATTCAGTCCAAGTTACAGTTTCAGTCGCTGTACCATCTGTAAAAGTGGCTTTTATCGCAGGACCATCATAATAAATATGTAAGCCCTGATTTGCGGCATTTAATAATTTAAATATTGTGTAGTCTGTACCAGCAGATGCCGTCCAAAAACGCCTAACTTGCATCGCTACAGAAAACGGGTGATACGCCTCAATTTCAGGAGGGTTATGCATGGTAGGCGTTCCTTCATACACATGAATCGACTCTTTGTTTACCAACTGACTAGGTGCATATGCAACTGACGATGCAGGAAAGTTCCTTGTCAAAGTCCATGTATTGTTAGCGTCAACGGAGTCTGCACCAGTTGTTGCGCCTGTACCGATAGTCGTCGGCAAGAACTTAGCAACATTTGATCCACCACCACTTGGTTGAACCGCAATTTGATTTAGAGTTGTTCCACCATAAGTAGCCGAACCACCGTCATAGATTGTAGTTGCAGTAATAGTCAAAACTCCAGAGCCGTTTGTAGTTAAAGAATGGGTAACATTTGATGCTCCACCTGTTGTTGTGTTCACAACCCTTGGTATAACATCATATGCTGTTGAGTTACTCAAACCATTTATTGTTAGTGTGTCCCCACCTGAAGCAGCATGCCCAAAGTACCATGTGTCTGTAGTCCCACCGATCCTACGCATAGCAAGAACATCAAAATCATGAGTTCCCGTTAAAACTTTGTTGCCTGTAGAACCACTTGATGTTCCATCAGTAATAAGATCAACCGATACTGTGCCTGAATCCGGCGTTGAAGCATTGAATGCTTGGTCGGTACCCAGCGCATCTGGCATTGTGTACACAGACACATCGCTTAAGTCAACATCAATACTTGGAGAATACGTAAACTTTCCGTAAGTTTTCGTTGCGTCCCCATCAATGTAAGCATGATTATTCGTTGAAGTGTCGCTATCACCAGTAAATGTTAGCGGAGTTTTAAAGATCATAAATCTTTTCACACCGCAAGAAAGTGGATTAGCGTCCGCCCAATTGTCTGAAGCATCTAGTTTGCCTAAAATTTGTAAGCGTGCATGGGCGTTGCCAGCAGAAGATGAGGCAGGGGTAATTGTGGCTGTACCGACTTTGTTTCCTTCCCAGTCATCGTATAAAGATGATTGAGCATAAAATGTAACTGAAGCAGTTCCACTAACGGCACCACGCTTTACTCTTAAAACTATATCTCCCTTGTTCCCTACTGTAGAAAAATCAATAGGATCAGAAGCGGCATAGTTAGTCGCCCCAACAGCGTTAAAACCTTCAACAAGAAGCATTCTTGTATCATTATCAACCGCTGCTGTAGCGCCAGACACTAAATATAGTGCCCAGTCATTATCGCCTTGACTGTCACTATCCACACCACAAGCAATTAGGCGCTTTTCTCTATAGAGCCAATCCGCTGGAGTGTTCCCTCCACTTCCTGCGCTATCCACGCTTGCTGTAGGGACAGTAACATCAGTCAAAACCGCAATCAAATCGAACCCAGCAGTATTTCCACCTATGTCCGCATAAGTTGTAGAAGCCGTTGTTAAACTTCCAAAAGTTGAGCCAGTTATTTTGCCAAAGTAATATTCTGAACCAGTGGAATGATGAGCGTAGCCTATCCCACCACCAACTTCAGATAACGTTGCTGACACAGAAGAGTTTAATAAAATGTTTCTAGCAAACCCATCTTTATCAGCAATGAAACTAGGCCCATACGTAACGACACCTCCACCGCTACTGTTCGTAACAGTGGCTGGATAAAAAACATCTGTAAAACTGTATGCCCCATTACCACTATCTATAACTTGTCCAACCTTTGTAGCAACCGACCCAGCAGAAAGACCATTGTTCACAGCGTCAATAACAAGCGAACCTGAAGCGTCAGGATCCGAATTGGGATCAACAAGAACTTCAACTAAAAACGGATTATCTTTGTTGTTGCTATTCACTGACACTGCATCTGTTGATGCCGTAGCGCTTGAAAGCATGGTCCTAACAAAGGCTTCAACCGTATCAGCCCTTCCTGAGTGTATGCCTGTAAATCCTGTGCGAATCTGATCCCTAAAAGACTGAACTGTGTCGAAGAAGTCTGGATCTGCTGCTTGAAGTGCAAGCCAGTCAGAAAAAGACTCAATATCAGTCCACTCACCTGGGTCGCTTCCTGCGTCTCCACCGTCATAAACCTCTAGGGCACTCCATGGAGTAAAGCCTGAACTTGAAACTAACAAAGTTGTTGCAGTTACTGAAGCCAACCACGCCAAGTAAGCGGAAGCAGCGGTGTCAGGATCTGTAAGTTTTGATTTACTTTCAGTGCCTTCTTCAGCACGAGTGTAGTCAAACTGAGCCGCTTCATCAGCAATCATGTCTCCGTATGATGCTAAAGACTCCAAGTAGCGTCGAAGCGGTACGCTCATTTGTGCGTCAGCAACAATGTCATTTATTTTTTCGTCGTCTAAACGCATAAAAGCAGGAAGGCTTTGATAAGTTTTGTATGAAACTCTACCTATTTTGTTAAATCCGTCTTCGCAAATAACAGGATCATAAAAATAACCACCATCTGTATCTGCTAAATTTCCTCCAGATCCACCAGATATTTTAAAAACCATTCTAGCGTATTTATCAGATACCCTAGCGGTAAAAGCATGAAAAAGTCTAGAACAGTCACTTAATGTAGAAAAAGTAATTGTTGTTGGTGCTGTTAAGGAAGAATCTGTAGCATATGTATCTCCAGTTCCACTGTTTGTGTTATTAAACTCCATGTCAAGAGTGACATCTGCGTCACCTTTACCTTGAAAATAAAAAACCGAAGCCATGTAACGTTGAGAACTTTCAATAGGAATCCAGTCCGACTTAATTGTTATATCAGCAGTTGAGTTAGTTACCCACGCTAATGTTCGACCAGGAAAGGTACTATTTGGATTATACTTCTCGTAAAAATACGAATCATCGAGGCGAAGTATGCGACCATACGTAGAGGTTACTTCCCAACCAGCATTATCCGTTCCGCCTGCGACACCAAAATTAGATTGATTTGCAGAAAAAAGATTAACATCTCGAACTGACACGTTATGCTCCTAATCCTACGACACTGTGATAGTTAGAGTTCCAGCGGTAACTAAAGTTCCTAAGTTGGGTAAAACAATATCTGTGCTCACAGCCCCAGAGCCATTTAAGGCAACAAACTGATTATCGCTAGAACTTCCTCCAGTTATCGCACTTGTTGAAGAAAACGTGATGTTTGCGTGGGTGGAGCCAGCCCAATCACCAGCGACAGGCGTCCATGCTGTTGTGCTTGCTGGAATGTTTCCACCGTTGTTCGCATCGTTAAAGGCTATTCCATTATCAACAGCCGTGTATGTTACGCCAGACACTCCACCCGAACCGCTCGTGGTGAACGTCTCATTAGAAAATTGGTAAACGGTAGGAACCGCAGTTGAACTACTAGAGTCAACATAGTAGATAGATGCTTGACCAGTGGTATATTCTTGACTGTTTTTGGCGCTCGCAATAGTTACAGTGAAACTTGCTGCAGCGCCAGTCGTACTCAAATAACCCACGTTACTTGTACCAATAGTTGAAGTTCCATCCATTGTTAGCGTGTTTACATAGTCAACTCCAGAAACAGCGTCAATGATAGATATTATTTCATTTCTTCTAACATACTGCTGTGACCAATCCCAAGCATTAGGGTTTAGGTATGCTTTCAACGCTGTTTCAATATTTGCTTTAACTGTTGAAGCAGTTTCACCTGATTTCATAACAACAGCCGCTGTCACATTAATTGAAGCCAACTCTGCTGACATGACATCAACAGAAAGACCAGTAGGAACCCTCTCAGATAGTGAAGTATACAAATCAGATAACTTTGAATTTGGTACAGGAAGTTCAAGCGTTGCAGACGCAGGAGTGCTTACGGTTTGAGCAACCGCAACTAAGACGCTACCATCGTGAGTTGAATAGGAGGTTGCTAAAGTGTTTCTGTCTCGATACCGTCTGCGATTATACACTTCAACCCTATTTACATATGATGCTTTGTTGGCTGAAACGTAGTACTTTATTTGGGATGCGCTCGTTGAAGCAGAAGTGTAACTGGCTAATAAATTAATTGCTCTATCAAAGTATTCCGAGTCTGACTCAGCATTTGACCCACCAGAAGGGCTGACGCTAAAAGTTGCAGAAGAGAAAAAAGACGAACTAGTAAGCAGGGATAAACTTGCTCCGTCTGCTGAAATGTTATAGGCTGATCCTACTGCTTGTGCGCTTACAGTTGCTGTTCCAGACAACGCACCATCAAGGCTAAATGCGGAGTCCAAACTAAATATATATGAAGTGTTGTTCGCCGTGTTTGTGTACAAAAACTGTGTACCGGCTGGAAGTGATCTAGCCACCGTATCAGAATCAGTAAACGTAATTGTTAAAGTTGCAGACGCTTTGTTGCCGTTACTTCTTGTAAGACCGAAAAGTTGTAAAAGAACTTCAGTTGTTGCCGACGGAAGCCTATTGATTCCACCAGCCAACTCTGATGATCTTGTAGCAAAAGATTCAGCCAATGCAAGTTCAATCTGACCAACTTGGGGTATCCAGTTCGGTAAAATGCCCCTAGCAGAAGTAAGCATACTGTTTAGAACATTAACTGGATCATCATCAAAAACTGTTAAATCTACATATTTTGAAACATCAGGGGAAGCCATTATGTCCTCACTTAAAAGTAATCTCTACGTTGCTTAATGCACCTTCTGACTGCACAAGGCTAATTTCCATGATCTCAATATCGTCTGTAGTGTAAAAATCACTAAATGCATCATAAAACTGACCAGAGTCAAAAGTATTAAAAGTTGGCTCTTCAATGCCAAAATTTGGAAATATACTACGTTCAGTAGTTTCTGTTCGAACAAATGCTTTAACTTGTTGTGCTTTGTACGTGTCCGTACCAGTCATCACAACTTCCGCTCTTCTGTTTTTGTTGTTCATCCTAAAAGGATACGAAAGAACATACTCAGACATTAGATTCTCCAAAAAAATACCTACATATACATTCTACCTAAATTTTAAGGGGTGCTGCCACTACTCGGAAGTTTCATCGGTTATCGAGTCGTACCATTCGCTAAAATTAGGGTCATCGACAGGTATTATTTTTAGATCCACTAAATCAACTTCCCATTTGCTACCAGACATGGCCCACGCAATCTCCATTGAAGGTTGAGCAGGGGCTACACCAGTATTGGTTTCTAGTCCATATGTGTTAATAAAGTAGTTAACCACACAGGACTGGATTCCTTCATGGTAGCAAGGTGCATCTTCCTGTGCCCCAAATGGGCAAATGCTTGGAGTTACGTCAATTTCCGTGTTGTTTACGTTGATGAGTATTCTGTGCCCATCAACGTTCCAAGCCAATTCTTTAATCATTTTTTCTTAGAGGGCGTGGTTTCTTCCTCATCGGATGGAGGGTTAGAAAGTTCCTCAATCTGGGCAGTAAGCGTTGCGACAACTTGCTCGGCAACAAAAAGTTTTGCTTTTAGGTATATTATTTCTTTTTGTAACTCAACTGCATGTGTCCAAGTCGTATCTGCAATTAGCCCATCGTCTGCTTCAAACATTATCGTGTAACCTCTAAATCTAGGTAAAAGTTTCCTTCAACTACTCTTTCAACTGTTCCATCAGAAGCAATTATTTCTAAATCGTATACGCCACCCTCTGCTAGCGATGCAGTATCTGTGGCGGAAATCGACAAAGTAATTTCACCACTACTGTTCAAGGAAATACCCCCATTAGCAGTAGTAAGTTCAATAAGTGCGCTTGAAGACGAAACTAAGCGTCTTACCTGCATGCGTGCAGTATAACCGCTTAAATTCCTAGCATTCCCACTACTGTCTTTAACTGTTAAAGTTCTGCTAAATGTAGCGCCTTGTTCACAAGTAATATCGTATGCTCCGGCAGACATAACTAAACCTCCTTGGTAGTTATATTATACCTAATTACTTACTGCTTTTGGACCCTTTCGCAGGGGCTTCTTCAACTGGCTCTGGGGCATTTGCTAAAGCGTGGGCCTCAGCGAGAGCCTGATTTAGAGCCACCCGAAGAGTGGCATTTTCCGCTGTAAGTGTTTTAATTTGCTCAAGCAAATTCTCCATAACAGCATTAGGATCAATATTAATTGAGTTATTCGATGTATCAGTCATACTACATATACTACCTTCCGCATGTCTTCTTGTCAAGTGCCCTCGGTAGGATTTGAACCTACGACCTAGAGATTAGAAGTCTCTTGCGCTATCCAGACTGCGCTACGAGGGCGTGATTCATGGTAGGAGTGGTGGGGATCGAACCCACGCTCTTCGGATTAAAAGTCCGCTGCCTTACCGCTTGGCTACACTCCCTAGATTTTAAACAGTAAAGGCTTGTAGAACAGCGCTACGCCCGAATTTCAAAGTCGTCTAAAGACTTAAGATGTTTGATGTGAATATCACGACAATTTCCTTTATACTGGGATTCTGTGCCTAATTCCCAAGCGGCATCATACTCAATCCAGCCTAAAATTTCAACAGTTTTTAATTCTTCATCTAAAGTTTTAGCGACAAAAAGATACATTCCTTTACCAGTCATATTTTTATCAACTCGTGTAAAGTTTTTTGTTCGCACATGCTTTACTTCAAATTTATGCCCTACATCAGCATGTTTCTTTTTGTTCTGATTATGTCCAGAGTACCATACACTGCCAGACCAATATCTATTAGTTTTTTTAGCAACGGCTAACTCACAAACACACGCACGAGCCTGCGAGGTTCGATCATCTTCCATTCCACGCCTGTCATAATGTGCGGCATCTTTAGAATTCCAGTTTGCTTCATGTCTTCTGGCTCCAACACTTAATGCGTGGACCCATTCCCAAGGTTCAAGTTTTACAATAGTCATGCATATAACTGTATCACACTATTGCAAGATTGTCAAGACTATAGCATCGCTCCTGCGCCAATGCACCATAAAACTACGCCTATAAAAATTAGCCACCCAAGTCCCATTTATCTACGCCATTCTCTATCTAAAACATATATCTGATTAACACCATCGTCTAAATGCTCTACCAAATCAAGAATTTCTTCTGGCAGTAGCCTAACACACCCCCAAGAATCTGGGTACTGCTCATAAACTGAGTCATAATGATTGGTGCCGTGAATTAAGATGCCCCTAACAACTGAATTAGAGTTTCTTTGTTCTTGGGGATACATCCGCAAAATAACTGTGGTTAACTCTCTAGTAAGTTGCCACCTTTGATCCTTAGGTAAGGTTTGATCAACAGTAGCATAACGACCAAAACAACTTGTCGTCGTCCACTGTGCACCTATCTCATCCATGTCACACACAGTTGCTTCTGCGCCTAGAGTCGTCATATACCCTACAGGTGTTCGGTGAGAGCCAATCGTATTCCCTAACCGAACTATCTCTCCTGTAGCATTGGGTGACCCATGTCCTGTAGACACACGATACTGTCTCCTTACTGACCCGTCTACAACGTGCCACATAAATTGTGTTTCAGGATCAACTATAAGAACAGAACTTAATAATTCTCCAGAAATCTCCGAAAGTTCAGAAATGCCTGTCTCAACCGGCTCTGGAAGGCTATTGCTTTCTTGAGGAGTAAAAAATAATGAAATTGATCCAACAACCAATGCAACTATTAAATTAAAAATATACGATGAAATGTAGTCCATAAGGCTACTTATCTACGCCTCATCTCACTATTTAAATAGCGCAGTGTGTCGCTTGTATCAGTTTTGAACAGAAACGGAAAAATTGCGTGAATAATACCCAAGCATGCTGTCCAGATCAACAAAACTGCGGTGCTAATAGCAAAAGCAAAATGTTGCAAATAAGTCATATTATTTGACTTCGGGTGACTTATGAATGCCTTCTGAAGTTTCTTCAGCATTCTTTCCCCTTTCAACTTCTTCCACTTTCTTTGGTTTTTTAATGGCTTTTCGAATTAAATCCGCA